CTTTTCCTGCTGCTGAGATGTCTTGGCAAGGGAATCCTCCGCAGATGATGTCAACATGCCCTTTCCATGGCTTTCCATCAAAGGTTGTGACATCATCCCAGATTGGGAACTTTGGCAAGATGCCGTCTCGTTGTCTTTGGAGTAAGACTTTTCGGCAGTAAGGTTCAATCTCGACAGCGCAAACTGTGGTATGTCCGAGAAGGATTCCGCCGAGGATTCCTCCCCCTGCTCCTGCAAATAAGTGTAGCTCATTCATTTTTCTTTCTATTTCACCGACCTATCGACAAAGCGGCTGATGCTGCCCTGCATGATGACCGGCGCCGACACGTGCCGTTCTCCGTTTCGGTTTTTTTGCAGGATGATCTCAACGTCCGGCGCGTTGGCGTGGTCGATGTTGAGAACATAGTCGGCGTGGTGGCCGATGGCCTTTGACTCGCGCAGCTCGCCTTCCTTATTGAGTTGTGATGCCGTTAGAACGCAGATGTTAAGCTGGAGCGCCAGCAACTTGAGCCTGCGCACGACCTCGTTGACCTGCTGCTCTCGCGTCTCGCTTTTGCTGTCTGTTGACGGCGAGCAGAGCTGCACGTAGTCCACGACGATCCAATCCAGTCCGGTGCGCTTAGTTTGCCGGCAGAGGTTCTCGATAGATTCGATGTCGCTCAGGTGATCGACCACGGTGATCGGCAGGTGAGAGATTGCGGTGATGCCGGCGATCATTCCGTTGTGGTGTGGCAGGCTCGGCTTCTCAAATGCTGAGACGCACCGCCATCCGCTTTGACATGCGACCAGTCGAGAGAGCACCTGCACCACGCTCATCTCCAAGCTGAAGATGATGCCATTCTTTGCGTCACAAGCCCCGCAGAGCGCAGTTTGCAGCAAAGCAATGGACTTACCGCCCGATGTCTCGCTGGCGAACACAGCGAGCGTCCCACGCTCAAAGCCGCCGTTCAGTTTGAGATCGAGCCCGCGGATGTTGGTCGAGAACCGTTCTGGTTTCTCGGTCTTTTCGAGTTCGGCGAGCAACGCCGCGCACTGATGCTTGAGCGTAGCGGTCTGCACCTGCTCGTCTTCGTCGTCGGTTAAATGTTGCGCGATGCCGTTTAGGTCAGCACGCATCCCGCAAATGTCGTCTTTGCTCTCAGCCAACTTCGCCAACGCTCTGCGATACCGTCGAGCCTTGAGCAGGTCTTGCCGAAACTCCAGAGCGGTAGGGATGTCTGGGCCGGGATAGGACGTGAATATTTCGGTGATGTTGCCGTAGCCTCCGGCGGCTTCGATGTGGTTCTTTTCTTCGAGCACCGACTGGAGCCTGAATATGTCGGCGGTGTGTCCTTGGTGGTGGCACTCTTTCGCGGCTGAGAGGATGACTCGGTGGCTATGCTCGAAAAACAAATCAGCATCCCACCGGGCGGCATCAAGAGCGTCGTAGTTTTGGATCAAGATCGACAATGCCGCCTTTTCGGCAGTCGGTGCTTTTGGGATTGCACTTTTTGGCTCTGGTATTTCGTTTCGTTTTAGCGTCGGCATTGCGGTGTTGTTTTCTGAGCTGAAGGCTCGCCTCTCGCCGCAGGCGAAAGAGGCGTAGCCATACTCGATAGAGTATTCTACTCTATCTAAGCCACTGATGGTTAGCGTTGGGTTACGGTTGGGTTAGCGTTGGGTTTCGGTTGGGTTATTTCAGAGCTTAAAAGGCGACGGCTTTTTCAACGGCTTAGACTCGCTGTTTTTAGGCCTCCCACCCTTCGCGCCGTTCGTTTGGTTTGCGAACAGGCGTTTGTTTTGATCCTGCCACTGGTGCATAATCAACGCATCTCCGTCCCTTCTAGCAAAGCCGCTCTCGATCAACGCTCGCTCTAATACCATCGGATCGCCGTCCCAGTCTGCGATTGCGGCGACGATTTCGGGTGACTTGTCAAGCCTCTCGCTGCGTCGAAACTGGCACTGCGACCACAACTTTATCAGGCTGAAAACTCCGGCATGACCGGCCAGGCGGAGTAGAATTTTTGTCTTGTAATGGTCTGGGAAGTCAGGTGACAGGATCATGGCTCGAAAAGAAGTTGCTGAATGTAATATTGTATGCTGTCGCGAGCCGGTTCCTGCTTGATCATCGTGTGCTTCATCTCATGCATAACAATATCGGCAGGCACGAATAATGCGCGGCTGATCCACTGGGGATTTCTTTGCGTGGTTTCTCTAAATGTCGCCTTCCAGTCCTTGATCATTCTTTCGGCCGTCATCCGCAGGGTGTGAAAGCAAATCATAAAACAATGGCTGCAGTCGCTGTTGTGCCAGCGATACAAAATCAAATCAGTTTCCTTCTTGTGATCCAAAGTCCAACCGATTTTCTCGCTTTTACCACCCCGCCCTGCGATGGTTTCGATTGCCAATTCCGGCATTGCCGATCCTTTGCTGGTTTTGCGTTTCCAGTATCTGGAGCATCCCTGCTCGCGGGTTTTAACATCCACCGTAATCTCTCGCCCGCCAATGAGCCGAACGATGTAATCAATGCCGCTCTTGTCTTCATCGTCGCTCGCTGGTGTTATTTCTTCGATATGATTTAGCATTGATCGGATGCAGGCGATATCGTCCTCCTGCGCCTGTTTGCATTTACTGGCGGCAAGCGATTCGTCAAAATCAAAAACCTTCATTTCGATCCCTCCCCCCAAGCAACCCAGCCATCCCGCTTCGATCTGCTGAACATTTCAAGAAACGGCCCCGGCGAGCAGGACTCTACGAGATCGTAAAACTCTACCGGCTTTGAGCTGTGGCCATTAGGTCCCCGTGGGGCGGTGAAAAGTGTTCCCACATCCTTGCGCTTGAGCGGCTGGCTCCCCTTGACTGCAAAAAGGATTTGCTCAGTCTGACCGCGAAAATAGTTGCCCATTCCGAAGCTCGGCTTTGCCCAAGTGATTGCCGTAATATACCGGAATCCCCACGCTTGAATCAGGTCAAAGCCCTTCGGCAAGCTCCGGTTTGTGATCCACATGTAGAGATGGCAATCGTCATCCGCCAGCGTGCCGACAGGCAGCGCCATCAGTTGCTCCTTGCTCATGGTGGCGTAGTCCGGCCTTGCGCGCCCCATCTGGTCTTGGTCGCCCTCGTCACCCCAATCCCACGGCGGGTCAATGACGATGGTGGCAAACTTTGCCTCGGATTTGATGATGTCCTCGGGGGCTTGCGCTTCCGATACTTTGACGCGGTTTTCTTCGCGGCGTTCTTCCCTCTTGGCTTCTTTAATTTCGCGCTTTGCTTGTAAAAGTGTGGTTTCCCCGGCTCGGACTTTCTCAATAAGTTCCGGCGCGGCTTTTTTAACTTCGGCAACAGTTCGAAGTTTGCGCTCAGGCAAATTAAATTCTTTAGCAACATCTTTGCGGGTGTCGGTTTTGGGTTGTTCTTTTAGCGGTTCGGCCAATGTGTCCGAAACGCTATTCCTTGCGCGGCCCTTTCCGCCTGATTTGCCGCCAATAGATGCCGCTGTCCTTACCGCCACCTTGCTTCTGCGTTCTTGAATCGAAAGCGCAAATACGCTGCGCTGGTCATCAGAAAGGTTGCGCCTGCCGATCTGGTTTTCTTCCATCCACAATAGCGCTTCATCCCGATCCATAAAAACCATTGCTATAGTCTCAAACAGCAGGCCGTGCCGGGTGCAAATCTCGTGGCGGTTGTGGCCGTCAATTAAGATGCCGTCCCACACCACCAACGGATCTCGGCACCCGTCGCGCAGAATGTTGGCTTCCAGTTGAGCGAGTTCATCCGGTGCCAACGGCGGGATGAGCGCTTTGAATTCAGCGTCTATTTGTATTTGCATAATAATAAAAAAACCCTCCACACCTTCCGGTTGAAAAATTGGCCCATGCAAAGGCTCCGGTCGGTGTGAAGGGTAAAATGTTTCTTGCATGAATGAGAAGGCTTTTTCACGGCCTTATTGGAATATACTTAGTTGGTCTGGATTGTCAAATCAGGCGACAGTATCATAATTTCTTCCAACGCTTCAGCGCGGCAATGACTTTCATGGTCTCTTTTTCGTGGGTCTCATTCGTTTTGGTTGGCGTTACCGCCAATAAAAACGAGAGATATTTAGAGGCGACATCTGACAGCTCTCCAGCAACGGCCCTCGCCTCGTCGCGCTCGCGCTCAAGTCGTTCCGCTAAAATGCGCAAGTCGCCTGCGCTGTAAGTGTATGGGCTTATGTATTTATCCCAAGCCACATCCGTCTCTGGTGTAGGTCGTTCACTCATTTTGCTTTTGCCTTCGCAAACCAATTTGGAAAGTGCCCGAAGTCTCTGGGTTCGGTCACGTTGTTATTTTTGCCGCAGACATCGCACTTGCCGTAGTGCCAGGTCGAAATGCGTGGTGCCTTCCTGCCGTGCAGAGTGCCGCATTGCCAGCATGTCCAGGATGGGTAGTCTTGTTTTATTTGTATCATGATAGTGCTTTCTGTCTGATCTTCCTTGACGGCAATACAACGCCTGCCGCATCGCCCAAGGCCTCGCACAGGTCTCCGTAAAAAGTTGAGTTAAGAAAAGCGATGGCGCTGCGTTGATTGATCTCCCTGTGCTCGTTAAGGCTTTTAGATTCGTATACATTGTCATTCTTAGCATCGAAGACCGCCTGTTGAATCATCGCGCACAGCACCTCTCGCGTGAATAGTATGTCGTAGTCGTCTTTCATTTTTAATAAATTCCTGCGCGTATCTCGCCGCGCCCCGGTAACTACGGTTTAGGCTAAAACGGAATCTCGTCTCCGTCCTCGTCTGTTGTTACGACAGGTTTCTTCGCGACCGGCTTGGACTTGCCTCCCAAGAACCCCTCGCGTTCGTCTCCGAAAATCCAACGCTCGATCGTATTGAATTTGTGCTCTGGGTTTGTCTGCCCCGGCTCCTCGCCGATCAGCGCCACACCGACTGCGCCGATCAGGTCGATCGCATCGACATCGATATCCTCGCCGGGGATTGTTGCCCGTCCGATGGATGCAAGGAATTGATCGATCTTCCACGCCGCCTTGGGCGTGAACACCAGGTGATCCCAGACCTCTGGCCCTGAAGAGCCGTCCTCGAGTTGGATTTTGCACACAAGTTTGATCATGGCATTCCCGTTTTGGCTTGTCTTGTCGGCTGCACTCGCAACCTCCATTTTATAAACGCCGGGTTCCACGTAGTAGATTCCGGCCTGTTTCAATTCACTGCTTTTGTATGTTGGCATTTTAGTTTTTCTTTTTTGTTTGGCGCATTGCTTTTGTGCCTGGGGCGCTTTTAACCAGACTGTGCGGATTCTCGATCTGCAGCTCTTCTGCAAATTCGAGAAATTTTTCTGCTGACATCTTCCCGCCGCCGGCGAGAAATGCAGTTATTGGATCAAGCCGACCAGCGACATCCAAAGCCGTTGCAGGCTCGATGTATTGGCGATCTTTTGGGTTGGTCAGTGCCCACCCATCGATTTTCTCTCCTGACTCCAGACGGTCTCGTAGTGCGTCGGTGAGCGGGTCGCCAAATTCTTTGGTAAAGAATTTGAATCGGGTCACGAAGTCCACGTGCTGTTCACTGTCGGCGAGGATGCGGTCGCGGATGATGGTGAGCGAGTCCTTGTTGACTGATGCAACATCAGCCAGCGCGGCCTTGCTCTGCACAACCAGCGCGCTACAAGTGTCCTTGTTCGCGCACCAGTCGCAATACTCGCACGGTGTTGGCTTCGCGTGCACCCACGTTGCGCGGTCGATTGCTCGTCGAGTGATCTTCTCCGCCTCCTCGAGCGTAAACTCGTAGGTTCTGACAAGCCGCTGATCTACGTAAACGATGTGTGCCACCCAGTAGTCGGCAAAGTATCTCTCCATACATGCCCATGAGTAGGCTGCTGCTTGGGCGAGATAATCCCTGACCTGTCCGGTTTTGATATCTGCCAGCCATCCACCGTCTACGCAGAGCGCATCTGCCGTGCCGACCTTGCTGAGAGCGGGGACGGACATGGCGAGGTGAGTCTCGCGGCATTCGATGTCATGGTCGCCAGCCAACTCCAGAAGCTTGTGGACTCCCCACATGACGGTCTCTTTCTCGTCTTCGGGCATCGGCTCGTGATCCATGATGATATGTATCCGGTCGCGGATCCACCTATCAACTCGGGTGCCTCGCTCCGCAGCAGGGCTTGTCGTCCACGCCGAGACGTAGACCGGACATCCCTCGAGTTTGGGGAGCATGCTTGGTGATAGTTCCTTCATTTTGCCTCCGATGTCAGAGCGTGAAACGCTGCCACGGTCGCCAAGAACTTTGGCACATCCTGGCGGATGCGCTCGAGCACGCGGTCAGATGCCTCTGTCCAGTCCTGATCCGGTGTGATTTGATCCTTGGCCCGCAGGAATGCTGTTGCAGCCTCGCCGTGTTCGGCCACCTCGGCTGTCCAATCCTCGGTCTTTACTACCTTGGGTTGTGTTGGCTCCGGTGCCGCCTTTGCTGCTTTGAATAGATGCGAGACGCTGGCCCATTCCAAAGGCAACTCTTCCGCCAGACCGCTGCGGGTCTTGGCGTCGTAGGCCGCGCTGTGTGTTGTTAGTAGGATGCGCTCCTTGCCACCGATGCCCTTGCCGCGTCCGGTGTCCGTGGTCGAGACCTTTGTTTTGAAACGCAGGAACCAGAGTTCATCCGCGAACTCCTTGAGCAACGGCGAGCTTTGCTTGCTCAGTTTCAGCTCGTAGCGGTCGTATGGAGCGAGAGCGTCCGGCGCCTCGAACTTAACGATCCTGCTGTGAGCTATCAGCACGACATGTTTGCCTGCGTCGATCAGCGTATCGATGCTGGCGAGCATACGAGACATCCTCTCCGCCACCATCACCCAGCCTTTGCCGAAGCCGAAGTCTTCAATGCTGGTCTTTTTGCTGGTCGCCAGCAGGTCTTCGACGCAGAGCCGCTCTGCCCAATCTGCCGAGTCTACGACAATGGTTTGATAGTCGGTCGCCTTGGCTTCTGTTAGAGCGTCCGTGAGTTGCTTCCAGCTGCCGATGTCGCAGCGGTCAACATCGAGGTGGCTCGTGCCCTGCTCGATGTCGAGGAAGAGCGGCCTTGGGAACTGCGCTGCGAAGGTCGACTTTCCGACCGACTCAACGCCGTAGAGAACTACGCGCTGTGCGCGTGTTTGTTTGCCTGTTGTTATTTTCATACTGTGTATTTCTATTTGTATTTTATGTTTGTTTTAGTTGGCTGAATTGCCAGCTAACTGCTGCGCTCCGTAGAGCGCAGTGTGTTAGCCTCGCCGTGCCTTGCCGTGCCTCGCCATGCCTCGCCTCGCCCCGCCAAGCCCCGCCCAGCCAGGCCCCGCCGCGCCAAACTTCTGCACCCCAAAAGGGATGCAGTGTGTTTGCCGTGCCGTGCCGTGCCTCGCCTCGCCATGCCTTGCCCCGCCCGGCCAGGCCGCGCCCCGCCGCGCCATAAAAATTATACCCATTCAACCGAATACCTTCCAAAGATTGGTCGGAATGTGCCGAGTCCAAGAATCCCGCCCTGTTCGACCATTGTCTGCAAACAAGGCAGAGAGAGTAGGGTGTTTTCCTGATGTTCAAACCGCAGAGTGACCCTCCATCCGGTTGGAAGCATTGGCCTCTCCTTGGGGTTTGGCACACCATCCTTAACCCTTGCCACGTGCTGCAACACTTCGATCCGCGAATCTTGTAGTGTATAGGGATTGTTGTCAGCATCAGCAATCTGAGCGTGCAAAGGGTCATCTCCGGTAGCTTCAATTGAGACGAATGACATGACACCAAGGGCAACATCACGCGCCTGCTTTCCGTAAAAACGCTTGGCCACCGATGGCGTGTTTTGCGCTGCGAGTAGAGAGTAAACATTGAGCACCGGAATGACCAAATGCCCCGATCCCGTCACGTAGAATTTGTCCATGACCGGCAGTTTGGTTTTGTTGTCGCCCGCATAGCGGTCGAATAGTATGGGCCGGATGCCGCGAAGCGTGGCCGTAAGTGTAGTTGTTTTCGTGTCCTTCATAATTTTTTATTATTTGTATTGCTTCTGCTTTGCTTATTGCAAACCACTCCCCATTGCCACTTGGCTTAATGAGTCGTTGGTGTGCAAGTTTAAGGTGGATTGTTTTTTCCAGAACATATTTCATGCCCGGTTGAGTTGTGACCCAGCCGATAATTTCGAGGGCAAATGGAGACCATACGTGAGCCGCCCAAAGGCGATGCCGTAGGTCTTTTTCCGTGCAACCGATTTTGCATTCTTTTCCGTTGTGGAAGAAATAAATCCGTTCCATTTCTATTTGTATTTTTCGTTTGTTTCGGCAGCGTAAACGGCCACTGCCAGTGCCGCCCAGGTGTGGGACTTAATACCATAAGTCCCACCTGGGTTCTTCTTCGTTCCTTGCGGCCCGAAAATGTCGATGAGTCTCTGACGGATGTTTGCATCCTTGGCTCGCATCGAGCCGCAGAGATACATTTTGATGTCCTTGCGGTAGCAGAGCCGCACCGGCGTGCGTGCCACCTCGAGGAATCGCCCGATCCACACGCAGGTCTCGAAGGTCGAAGCACCTACCGCCATTCCGTAGCTTGCTATCATCTCGCAGGCCACGCTTGTATATTCGCGGCCGATCAGAATCTGCCTGATCTCCGCATTCGGCAGGTGGCCGTGGTCTACAATGAGACCGTGGTCGAATTGCACGAAGGCGGTGTGCGTCGTGCCGGGGTCAAGGGCGATCATAAGTTAATCCTCCTCCTCGAACTCGCGCCACCGGCGCTGCCTCTCGCGACGACGCATGTCGTGTTGGCGCATCCGCCACAGGATGTTTTGTTGACCACACCAGTAGGATGCGAGGCAACTCCCGAGGGTCAGGACGGCGATGCAGATTGCGAGGGTTGCGCTCATCTTGTAATTCCTTCTTCAGACAACGCTGAATAAATCCCTCTTCTCCACCCCTTACCAACTTGCAGAGCTTGCCCGCAATTTGCTACGGTGATATTGTAGAGCCACCAACGCTCCTCTGGGGCAAGTCCGTTCCAGTTGCGTATTATTTTAGTAAAATCTTCGTCGCTGGCAGTTTCCACCCCCCAGCAAAGGATGCAGAGTTCCTTCCCCAGTGAAGACGGAACCAATGCCATCCCAAGTTTTTTAGGGAATCGAAATTTCCCAGCGTTGTTTTTGCTGAATCGCTCAGCAGCAACCCTTTCAAAATCAGGTGCGATTTTATGCCACCGACTCACGGGCATAGATACCCGTGCCCTGCGATCCGCGAGATAAGTAACAGGTGCAAGTTGATCAAATCTTTCACACTGGAATACAACAATTTGATCTTCGATTTTACTGACTGCAAAACCGTGGGTTATTAGCTTTTTCATCGCGTGGAATCCAATTTTTTGGCAATGCTACGAACCCACGCTGGCGTCTTGTCAGTTACCTCTAAATTCCAATCGGTTGTAGTAGATGCAATGCTATTTGCTTTTTTCGGACGACCGACTTGCTTTTTTAAAGGTTTTTGACAGGATTCTTTTGCGATTTCATCACGCAAATACTTTGTAATAACTGCGCTAAGCGGCATAAGCATTCCGTCATGGTGGCGTTTACTTTGCAGCCACCCCCAAAGCTCGCAGTCAAATGACAAATTATGCGGAAAGCTTTTAAGTTTTTGGCGTAGAAAGCTCATTCTTGATCCTCCTGCGGTGGGTTAGGATACGGCATCCAGTGCGTTACTGGGCTATCAACCTTGCCGCCGCTCAGAAACCGAAAATCCTGTCCGTCATCGTAGCCAGCATCCACCACACCGTCCTCGGTGTGCAGGATAACATTCACGTCCATGTCCGGCATGGTTTTAACGCTTATCCATTCGCTCATCGTGCGATCCTCCATGTTGCCCAAGCCAGACCGACGAGCGGTGCGATGGTGCCGAGGTATTGGATGAAGTAGCCGATGGATCGGCAAACGGATTCGGGGTCGTTTAGGTCAATCATAGTTTTTGGATTTGGGTGTGGAGGGAATGGATGCCAAAGGAGTTAAAGAATTTAGCCTTAGCCTCGGTAATCGAGGCGGCGTAAACGAGGTCTCTGACTGGGCCGAAGAGAGGGTCGTAGCCCTCGCAGAGGTAAAGTTTCATCTTCTTGTTTTTAGATGTTGTAGAATTTTGCGCGGACAGCGGAAAGAGCGGTCTTTTCCTGCTCGGCGTTTAAACCGACCTTTATACCGCCGTCTTGGTTCGGGAAAAGATCAACACGTTCGATGCCGGTAACATACCAGAATGAGCCGCCACGAACTGCTTTGATCCGGTTTGCTATGCGTGTATATTTGTAGGCTTTTGCAACCGATCCGCCAGACGTGTATGTGAGTTCCGCGCCGATTCTTGAGGACTTGGAAATACCGAATGCGGCGAGTTGCTTCTCTGCGATTTCTGTCGCGTTAAGGATGTCCATTGCGGAGGCTGTGGCTGATCTAGCCTTGCCGTTTACTTTGTCTAGGGAGTCGGAGAGTTCGCGGCTTTTAGTATTTAGTGCAACTTTGATTTTCATATTTCTATTTCTATTTGATTTCTTCGTCGGAGGGTTCATCCCTCGTTCGATGTGCAGACCTTCTAACATCTGCGAAAAATGCAAAGATAATTCTTCGCGAAGTGCGAAAATAAATATTACGAAAAAGCTTTACATGCCTTCGCAACCAATGCCCGCGCGGATCTGCGGGCTTATTGCGTCATCTGAAAGTGCATCGCGTCGCGCCCGATTGTCGCTCCGAGATTGATCCACCCGTGCTGTGCAAAGACCTCGATGACGCGAAGCTGCATGTGTGCGCGGGTAGGCCAAGCCGTGTGCAGGCCGTTGCGGTCTGCGTCAAGATCGATCGCCGCTCCCCACGAGTGTTTGCTCGGCTCGCTGCCGCCTCGCTGGGCGCGCACTGCGTAAGAACCGAAGAACCTGTCTATACCTGCCTCTGCGCGGTTTGATGGCGTTGGGTAGTAGTCAAGAATGGTTTCTAAGATTGAAGAGAGACTCTCGTGACATTTTGCGTGGATCGCAATGCCGTCGATTGGTTTCTGCGTGTCGTAGAGAAACATCTGAAACGGCGGTTTGATCCGCACGAGCGGCACACTGCCGGGGTCTCCGTAGAATGAGGTGCAAGCCGCCGTGCTCGCTTTTGGCGATGTTCCGGGCTGCATGGACCTAAGATGCCGGTTGAGCGCACGAATGCTCTCCGGCCCCCACCAACCGTCAGGCTTCGCGCCGATGCGAGCCTGCATAGACTCGATCTGCGCGCGGTTCACTTTTTCTCTTTGCGCACAATATTTATCGCCCCGACGATTGCCAGCCCGCCGGCCACGATGTGGTTCTGAAGCTCTGGCTCCAGCTGCACTCCGAGGGCGGTGGCAACCAAGATGAGGCCGCGCCAAGTGCTGGATTCGTTCAGTTTGTTAAGTGCAAGAATGAGGTATTTCATTTGTCTTTTAGGGTTTTGGAAAACGACTCGAAAGCGTATTTCATGCTCGGAGTCTTTTGCGTTGTGGTGTTGTTGGATTCGTAGGTGATGTTGACTCGCACGGAGCCGAGAGCGCCTGCGTGCGAGCCTACTGGCGGGATCGGGATGCTTATGCAGCCCGGGAGTGCAACTGCGGCGAGGGTGATCAGGATTGGTTTCATTCTTTGGTGTAGGTTTTGTGCCAGAGCTTCAAGCCGACATAAATTGCGGTTAGGATTGCCGTCAGCAGACCCACGCACGAGATGCCGAATTTGAGATAAATATCAATCTCCTGCACTTGATTTAGGACGAGCGAGGACGCGGCAACGAGCGTTCCAAAAGTTCCAACAAAAGCGGTGTTGTCGATCATGAGATTTTCTCTACGCGAACCCAACTTCCTGAAGAAATCTCGTTTGCGGTTGCTGTAACACCAGCGACATTTTTTGCAAACTGGAACGAAACCGTTCCTGCTGTTGAGCCTGTTCCGAGATATGCTCTTTGATTGCTTGATGCCGTTTGACCCGGTGTCATTACAGTAAATTTAGCCGATGCTGATAAATTTTCGCCGCTTGGAGAGTAACGTGAATTAGTGCGATCACACGTAATCCATTTGCCATATATATTTGAGCCAGTTGGAGCTGTAATTTGTCCTTGGTGGCTTGCATTAGCTGAATCTGATACAATCAAGTTGTATTCAACAAGGTATTCAGAGTTTGCTTGAGCAGTCCAGTTTAATGCAGTAATTGCAACAAATGATGTTGTTGCATTTGTTGCTGCGGCAGTCAGTGCTTGGAAAATATAGCTCGGATACCCAACCACCGGAGAAAACGCATTTGCGTCGATCAACTCCTCCGACACTGAGCATCCGCTCAAGATAACGGTCTGGCGTGTGCCTGCATCCGTGAGTTCGATCTCCAGGTCGAGATTGACTGCGTTATCACTGCCGACAAGGTCACGCAGAGCAAAGGTCGAAAAGTTAACATCCGCAGTCTTGCCGGGCTTGGCCGTCAGGCCGCTCTGGATTGTGATTGCGGGCTGATCGCAAAATCCTTTTTCTCCGCTGAATGTGATGTCGGCAAACTCTCCGTCAATACCGGCAACAGAGACTCCACCCGCGCCGATGCTATCGAAGGCTTGCAGCGCGGTTGCGATGTCAGCTGCTATGGCAGAGGCTGGCAGCGGGTCGCTCTGGCGCAGGAATGTTGCAATAGACCCCGAGGTCGTTGCTGCTGTGGCCGATGCAGTAGTGATCGTCGTTCCGCCTGCTGTAGTCGCGACGAGAAACGAGGTGACAGAAGGGATTGAGTTAATGAAGAGCGTCGATCCGCGAGTAAACCCGGTGATCGTCGTATCGAATCCGGTGATTGTGATCGGCTGGTTGAGTGCGAGGCCGTGCGTTACGCTTGTGAAAAAAACACCTGCTGTCACGGTGCTGTTGCTGGTCAGTGCGATGTCCGGGAATGTCAGGCGGAACGTGCCTGCGAAGGGTTTTTGCGAAAATGTGAGTCGTTGGATTTCGTTTTGCAATCCGCTGCCGGTAACGGTAGTTGCAATCGTAGCGGTGACGGTTGTCGATAGGTTTGTCCAGGTGGATTGGAATACAGCAGGCGTGAGTCGTAGCTGAATCTCTGCGACCTCCTTGGCCGTTGCGCTCCCGGCGAGCCGCTCGTCGATGACGGCAACGGTGTCGGGGATGACCTGCGAGACATCAGCCGTGAACGAGCCGCGCGTGCCTGCTGTAGCGAACCGGATTGTAAAGTGATCGTCGAGTGCGCCTGTGACGGTCACGCCTCCTGCGCTCGAGATCGCTGTAAGCGCGTTTAAGGCGGTGGCGATCTGTCCGGCGGTGGCAGCGGCGGGGATCGCTGATGTCGTGTCTCCACCAAACGTGAGCGTGTAGTCACCTGTCTCTGGGAGCAGGCTGCGAGAGCCGATGCCGAGCTTGACGCTGGTCGTAGATCGATCCACGACCGTGAAGGGAGCGTTGATAATTCCGGTTGCTTGCAGGAAGTAGAGGTTGAAAGTGCCGTTGTCGCCCTTTGTAAAAACGGGTGGTGCGGCGGGTGCAAGGTTGGTCTCGCTCGCTGCGAGACGGTTATTCGTCAGGTCAATAAATAAATCGCGTGCCATTGTGTTGGTGGGTTTGTCAAATGCGGTCGGTGTAGTTTCGTGCAGAGTCGCAACATCCTGAGATTTTGCGCTGCGAGGACGGGTGGGATTGTTCGGCTCTTGCGTTTAGTGCCTGCGCAAACTCGGGCGTGTTCTCGCCGCGCTCAATGCAGCGGGAGCATGTGCCGTGGCTGGGTCGTCCGCCGTAGAATCCGAGACCGCACGCGTTGTATTCGCGGGTGGTGAAGGTTGTGTGCTGGCAGGTCATGAGACGGTGTATCCGCCGCCGTATGAGCCGACAGGAGTGTTCCCATTTCCTATTTTTTCAAAGGTTCCGGTTGGAGTTTTAATTTTCCATTTGCAAGAATCTGAAATAGGATTTGTGTTTGAAATATAGTCTAATACGTAATCAAAATATAACATATAACCACCGCCTAAATATCTTCCAAGCACTGCCCACGAGCCATACCCCTCGACTTGGCATGAAGCATAGGGAGATAACACCATAGGTGTATTTTGTGCGTTTATTTGCGGCGGATATTGAACCCTTGTCCCGCGAGTAACAACTTGGCTGCCTGTTGCAAAAGCAATCGTAAGCGTGTCAGCAAACAAATCAAACATAAAGTAAAAGCGCGAACTATCTAATTCTTCAGGAGGAGGCGCCTCACTACATAGAAAATTATATGCGAAAGCATAATCAGAACCTATGTTTGGCCGTATACCGTATTCTTCTTCAGGGTATTCAGGAGATGGCCCAATGTATGATGACCAATTCCAGTAGTTTGTCGCGCTTACAATTGCAACCCCAAAAAAAATTTCAGCTCCCGTATCAGGGTCAAATTCTGAAGCTGTTTTATAGTAAAATGTGCCTGGAGGCCCACTATTAGAGTAGTTTTTTGTAAAAAACGGGGTCATTTTTTGCAAGGAATAGTATTCTAATTGATCTCCAAGTTCGTATTGGACAAATTGCATATTATCCGGCAAATCATTGTGATCAAATTTTACATTCATCAAGTTACCCGGATACAAGAGATAGTCTAAGCACCCACAACACTCACAACTCACCTTGCCGTCCTTAATCACCACCGCGCCGCTCGGCTGTAGCTTGATCGTTGCCATGTCAGCACTCCTCCGTGGCGATCCATTGTATCGTGCCGCCGACCGATCCGAGGACGTGGGTGCCTGAGCCGGGAGGAGAGGGGATCTTCAACCTGCGCTGGCGGTGTCCGCCTACTCCGGTTGTCTCTTCGTAAACGCCCTCGGCAATGTCGAGCGTGGCAAAAACAAAATTTTTCATCAAGTCGCTGGCCTTGATCGCGTAGGGGTAGTCCTTGCTCGTCGTGCCAGTGCTACCCTTGACGAGGCCTTCAAAATCAACTGGTGGGTTGGATAGCATTTATTTTTTAATAAAATCAACACTAAAAAAACCACGGTATGGGATTGTGTATTCGCTCATCACCCCAAAATTCACTGATGTTATTTGTCCTGCGCCTAGAAAACCATATCTTCGTTTAGAAGTAAACGGGAAGCTTGAAAAGAGACCATAAGTAAATAATGTGAATCCATTATATGACAACCCAGAAGAAGATGGGCCAGTCATAAAATATTCTTCCCAAATTTTATAAGGGACGTTTACTGCAGCTGTTTCTATTTGCCCTTCTTGGACAGTGGTTGAAAACATGCCCACGCTAATTGGCAAAAAATCGGCATCAATTTCAAAAGAAAAATTAGAAACCTCAGAACTCTGTAGAACAATTTTCTGAGTATATCTTGGAATTATTGCGCTAACAAAGGTAGAGGGTTGGGGCACTTGATTGTCTATTGTAGAATAATTAAAACCACCAACTTCAAAATTGGTCTCAATTGATCCAGTCACGGTTGTCCTGCCATACGCCGTCACGCGAAACTCTACAAATCCATCATCTCGCACAATTTCTTGCGGCCCTGGGAAAATAAAAAGCCCATCAAACGCGGGAGCGCCATCGTCCATCGGCATCCGTTCGTTAACCCTGATAGTGTTTCGATTTTTCGCAACATCCGCTTTGCGGCAAACAAACGACCGCTCAACTCGCACCAGTCCGCTGGGATAGGTTTGCACCGTGCGGTTCGGGAGTGCGATGAGATTTGAGGTTCCGTGGTAAGTGTATGCCATAATTTTATGCGAGTGCGGTCATCGGCAGGCGATCCCTAATGGTTTCGACGTAGCCCTGTATCGTGGAGACAAGGGTTTCTATGCTTGAGAGCACCCCACCGCCTGCGCCGCCGGTGACATCGATGCTGCCGATGCTCTTTTTGATTTGCTCAGGGTCCACCGTAAATGTTAGAGGGATGCCAGCGACTCCCGCCTCGATGGTGGCTCGGGTGGACTGGATGTTGTTGTCGTCGGTTTGCGTTGTGATGTCCGAGTTGATCGAGCCGACTTTGTCCTTGATATCCCCAGCTGCCGTGTCAGCGGCGTTTGTGTCCGCAGTTGCTTTCACTGCGGCTTTCGTTGCTTCAGCAAATTTACTTTTGATATAGGTCTGAATCGCGTCAATATTGTCCTGCACCCCGACCTGATCGACTTTAGGCGTGACATCAGCAGGGTCTGCGTTTTTCAAGATGTTGATTGCTGTTTTGATCGCATCAAGTCTATTTTCCGATCCCTGGATCGCGCTCGGATCGAGACCTAATTTTTTCATCGTGTCTACCTGGCTGCCTCCCGCAATATCGATGTTTAAAATTTTAGAAATTCCTGTTAAATCTGTCTGCGCCTGCTTACTTTCTTTTGCTATATCTCGCACTGGCTTAGTGATGTCTGTGCCATTGATTTTGTTAAGCAAAATCCCAATTTGCCCAATTTCGCCTTTGGTGTCGATAGCGGCTTTTTTAGCCATTAACATATTCCCCTCCGAACGAAATATCTCGTTGGCCAACCTCGCAGCCTCACCCACCGGCATAGACTTGGCGTATTCTTCTGTGAGCGTCTTGATTCGCTCCGTCCCTTTTTCCGCTGCAATTATCGCCTCAAGCCGTGCCTGCTCTGCCGTGTTTCCTGTGGCGATTGCATCGTTAAGCTGAATCTGCATTTCAACATCTCGCATCTTTGCCTCGGCAATGTCTGCGGCGGCATTAAGTTTTGCTGTTTCAATTCGCGTTGACTCAGCTTGCTTGTCGATCAGATCGCGCATCTCTTGCGCTGCGTCTTTGATAAGTGCGGGATGTTTTCCTGTTGCCGTGTTGATCTCCTCCTGCACGGCTTTAACTTTTTTAGCCTGCTCTGCCGTGTTAAAAAACTCTGTATTTGCGGCGGCGAGGTTTGCTTTGAAAGCACTTGGAGCTTGGCTTAATACATTGCCAACTTCTGCTGCGGCATCTGTTCCATATTGCTTAAATTTTCTAAAATTGTTATACTGAGCCTGATCCATTTTTTCCAAATTGGATTCTAAATTTGCACGAACCCCATCAAACATCTTCATGTTTGGGAGAACACTCAACATGGCACTCGCAAAGGCCATTGCGGCTTTTTGCCCTGCAATGAAAAAAGCGGAGTCAATAAATTTCATCGTTGCGCTATCTTGAGAAAAGAGTGCCCGAATAACCTCCCCGGCTGTTTTGAATGCCGCGCTGAATATATTGATGATCGAATTGCCGGTCTCCATCGCCTGCAATTTCACACTCTCGAAAATTGACTTGAGTGCGAGACCTATTTTGCCTGCTTGGAAAGCTTCGACCGCGCTCTGAAACCCCTTCATAGCCTCTCCTGCGCCTACGAATGCCGATCCCAAATCCTTGCCGATCTGTGCTGCGTCAATCCGTGTCAGCGCAGTGACCACTGCCTCGATAGCCGGAGCCATCACGCTCATTAGCCCGGCGGCAAACTCGGTGAGTTTACCTTGGGCGACCTTGATTCCGTCACCAATCGCGTCGAACGCATCCGAACTTTCGTTCATTACGCCGACCATCGATCCAAGCTGTTGATTTGCGGTGCGAGTTTCTCCGCTGAAATTTGTCATGAGCGGCAGCAAGTCCTTGCCGAGTTTTCCACCAAAAACATCGCTCGCGAGTGCGCTGCGTTGCGTCTCGTTTGCAACGCCAGCCAAAGCGTTTCCGATTTTCTGAAATTGTTGCTCTGCGGGAAGGTTAATGAGTTCCGATGCCGAGAGACCAAGTTGATCAAATGCTTTTGCTGCCGCTCCTGTGCCGCTTGTTGCGTCCACGATAGACGACGACATTTTGGCTATTGCCGGACTAACCTTCTCCGCTCCTGCCCCTGTGTTGTCGAATGCTCGTTGCAGCACTAAAAGCTCTCCAGCTGCAACTCCGGTCTGCGCGGAGAGGTCGGCAAGCTGTCCACCTAAATTCAGAGCGTTGCCAAAACTTGCTGCGACCGCCTGCACCCCTGCCATCGCCGTGTTGAATACAGCCATACCTGCAGCAAATGCTGCTCCTGCAACGCCGCTGGCCTTCGCAAGCTCGCCCAAGCTCAAGCCGCCCTTGTCGCTGCCTTTTTTAACATTGTCGCCCATCTCCAGAGCATCCTTGCCAATTTGTGGAGCTGAGGCTGAAAGTTTTGCATCTGCTTTTGCTACCGCTGTAGCAAAAGTTTCCATCGAAATTCTTCCTTCGTTAAGATGTTTTTGCAACTCCGAAACTTCATCGTTGTAAATTTGAGTCGCTGATCGGTTCGATCTTGTAATTGCCTCGGCTTTTTTTTGTTCTTCGGATAGCGATCTGGTTTCTTGCTCTGCTTTTTTAAGTGCCTCTTCAAGTTCCCGATTAGCCTGTTTCGCCTCTTCAGTTTGTGGCGTTGCAGATTTTAACGCTGACTCAGCCTTCTCAATCGCTGTTGCGTATGTTTTTTGAGAGATCGTGCCTGCATCAAGATGCTTTTGCAGGTCGTCTACGGTATCGCTATAAATCTCAATCGCTGATCGGTTGGCTTTCGTTATGGACTCTGCAAGTCGCATTTGCTCCTTGAGCTTTTGCACGCTTGTAGAAGCAGATTCTACCTCTCCACCCAGCTGAGTAAAAATTCCTTGAGATTGTTTAATCTCACGCATTTTTTTTGCGATCTCTTCAAAAGACAAAGTTCCACTATTCACCTCCGTCTCGAGCCGAGAAATCTCGGCCTGCACGGTTTTGAGCGTTGCCTCAAGTCCGGTGTCTTTGGCACCAAATTCTACGGATACATCAGCCATCTCAAGCAATCTCCGTTTCTCTGTATTTTAAGATGCGTTTCATTTGCTGGATCATTTTTGTAATCACGACCGCCTTGGCCGATGCGATCTCGTTTTGCGGTATAACTTGCGAGGCCCACGGGGTAGAGTTTGTAAGCTGCACAGATGGGTTACTGGCGTTGCGTGAACGATCTTGAACAGATCCGCTGCCTGAGTTGCGCGTGACCCAGCCGGGGATGCCACGAGTCATCGATCCCTGCACGACCTGCGGAAGTTGTTTCGCACACTCGGCCCATCCTGCCTTGGTCAGGCCGACGCGCTTGATGACACCGGCAATGTAGGAGTCGAGTTCTCCCTGTTTTGCAATTGTGAGTTTTGTGCCGCGAGATTTAGTGCGGCCTGTGGTGCTATTGCGAGCAGATTGGTGGGTGCTCTTGATCGCCCCGCCAGAGATGATTTCCATGCCGCCCCAAGTCTTGAGGAATCCGATATTGGAAAAGATTTTCTCTACGAGATCAAACCTACCGCCAGAGACCAAGGCTAACAACCTTCCGCGTATCTTCTCGGCGTTTACCCGTGTAGCCATCTGGGTGAGCTGTTCTTCGGTCTTGATGATTTTGCCGATGTCTTTTTCTGTGCGACCTTCCCCAGCCAATTTTGCTTTGTTATCAGCCCCAAACGGCTGGGTGCGGCGTGCCAGCTCGACGCAGAGCAGGCGTGCATTTGCAACGACTGCGTCAGGGATTGTTTGCTCTCTGATCTTTGCGTAATCGTCTAAAATGTTTTCTAATTTTGTCGCTGTGAATTTGAATTTAGGCATCGAGTTTAGGCATGGCCTTTCAATACGGCATCGAGTGCCGCGTCTATACTGGCGAGAGCGTCAACCGACGCTGTGGTGCGGTTGCGTGTCCATCTCGGCTTGCGACCGGTCGCGAGGGAATCGCAGAATAAAATCTGCAATCCTGCCGCAAACGGCACCTCTTCCATACATTCTCGGAAGCCCCAGCCGGTCGCCTTTGCAAGCCGATACACATAGCCTGCGAGCCAACCGGGGCCGCTTAGTTTTTTGAGCCGTTCCCGGATGTCTCGCTCGACGCGGCGGCGTAGCGTTCAAAAGCCTTAGCCATGATGGATGCAATTGCATTCATTTCGCTGTGGTGGACGACATTTTTATCCATCCAAGCATCCACGGCGTTTAGAAAGTCTTCTCTGTCGTTCACGCTTTTCTGAATATCGGCGCGTGGTGCGGAGTGTAAAAATGCAAACGCTGCCGACTTCCAGATCAGGTCTTTGTCGTCTGCGAAAACTTGGTTGCGTTGCATCCAACTCACGCTTAGTGCCGTGATCGGTCTTAGTTCAAGGTCACCAAATTTCATCGGCCCTTCTGTCATTCCCTCTTCGCGGAGGATGTCGTCATCTTTTTCGAGGTCTCTATTTTTTTTCATAATTTTGTAGCAAGAGTCTTTTTATCGGCGTCTGTTGCGTCTTCGCGGATCGCAATGCGCTTGCCGTTACGCTCAATAATGATGCGTCTTGGCGTGCTGTGGACGAGATCAACAAGCGTGTCACGGTTGAGCAATGCGGCGCGGATGTAATTGATCGGGTTCTCTGGGTCTGATGTATCGAGCACATCAGCTTCCTTGGTCATTCCCAGCACGACATCGCGTGCCTTAGCGCCTGTCGTAGACAATTCGTCAAACCAAAAAACGGTGGATTCTTTTCCGTCCGGACGAACCATTCGAGTGACTGGTTCTGGTTGCTTCATCGCAAATCCCATCGTCGCGAGAGCGGTAGCGACTTTGATATTCGCGGTGTAAAAATACGACTCTTTGTCGTTGTATGTTTCTGTCATAAATTATTTGTAAAATCTGTCTGGCAGGAATTAGCCGTCCTGCCAGCGGCGCCCAGCTTAGAGCGAGGGATATTGAGTAGCCTCGATGGAGAGCGTTTTGAACGCATCGCTGCCTTGCTCGGAGGAGACAGAATCAACAACAATCTTGCCGCCAGTCACACCGAACTCGGTCGTTGCATTGGCAAGTGTGAGAAGCCCACCGATAGTTGCTGTGGCCACTCCGGAAGACCCGTTGATCGCGCCTGTTAGGGAGATCGTAGCGGTGCGCCCGTAGTGCGAGACGGCGACGATGTCGCCATCTTCGTCCATGAGTTCAGCTTTTTGGGACTGCACAGAACGAGAAAACGAGGAGAGGATGATGCCGGTTTCGGCGGTTGCGCCGAAGATAACACTCGCGGCGGTGGATGATGTAATAACGGATGCGGCCATGCCTTGGCCGTGATGTCAACTCATCCCATCAAACCAGCGTGGACGGTGAGCGAAACGGATCGCTCGAAATGCCGCTCGCTCGTAGACTGCGACACACCACCGTCCCGAAGGATGCCAAAGACAAAACATCTCTGTGGTCGGATCGCGTTAATCCTGGGGATCAAAGTTTCGATGTTGTGCGTGACACACAACACCTGTGCGAAATAGCTCTCTAAGTCTTGTGCGGTCGAGTCGTCGGCCTGCACCAGCAAAGCGACTGCAACCTCGAACTGAAAGATGGCGGAGTTCGTGATACTCTCGCGTTGCCGGGTGGCTTTGACAAAGACAGCGGGAAGGGTCATCGCGCTGAAGTTTTCCGCTGCTGTGATCGCCACCGAGTTGCCCAGCTCGTGCTGCAAAGCCTGAATAAATGCGTCGGTGAGTGCCTTCTCCAACGTCTGGGTGGTGGTCGCTGGCGGCTTTTGCGGTGCTGGCAGCGAAAGAATAGGCGGAAAAAACAAGCTCATTTATTTAGGTCTTCGAGTGAAAAATCGACCGAGACGGCATCCTGCGAAAGCTCTGCCGACAACACGCGAAACTTAGCTCCGTCGATTGCAAGTGTGTCGCCAAGCTGGATGAGTTGCGTGGTCGTATCGTATGCGGTTGTAATCGACATTGAGACCGTGCTCATAAACCCACCGTCACCAAGGTTGTTCTCGCGCCGGAACGCGGTGCGTGCGGCTTGGAATGTCTTGCCTTCATGCAAGACGGTAATCGGAAGCTCTCCGACAATCGCGGAGAGATCGGAACGCATGAAGTCGGCAAGCGTGCTCATATCAGGCCGGTGGCCTTGCACAGACGCTCGTATTCGCTGCCCTTCGCAGGCTTCTCCTTGCTCGTGTTGTGCGTTGCGTTGCTCCAGTGAATTATGTCGTAGCTCTGCGCTGCTGGGTGCGTGTAAGGCGATCCATCAACGCCTCCGCAGTCGTAGTAATTACCGAAAGTGCGTGCTTGAATCCCGTTGTGTTGAATACCGTGGATCATTGCCACCATTGCATCGTGCCAGTTGCGGCCGGCCATTCCGTCTGCAAGCATGTCTCCGATAGTCTCTGCCATCTCTGCGGCGTATTCACTCCCTTTCGGTATCGACATAACGACCGGAGAGATCATCGAAAGCCACGGCGTGAATGTGTAGTCCTCGGCAACGATTGGTTTAGTAACAGCCGCATCCATCTGAACCCAGATTCCTCCGTGCGCGTGCAGAGTTTTGAATGCGAAATAGTCGCTCCAATGTGCGAGCGATCCGATGCCACCATTGGGCAGATGGTGCAAGGGATCGCCCGCGAAGCCGACGGGCGGCAGTGTGTCCTTGGGGAGCAGTTCAACGGTTACACCTTTTGGAATGCCGGCTAGTTTTGACTGCACCCAGAGCACCGGCTCGTGACCTGCGTCAATCAAAAGCTGCAAGGTCAACTTTTCCATCAGGCCGAGCTTCGTCCCGATCCACACTGAATGCGTCTGTGTCATCTCCTTGAGAGAATTGTCAATCCGTTGCAGTTCTCGTAATGCTCCGCAACCTTCCAGTGTGGGTTGATTTCCATCCACGCATGGATCGCTTCGTTGATGCCCTTGCCGTTATCTTCTCCGACAGACCCGAACGCGACCGTGTCGTGGAACACGATATATTTGCTTGCCTGGTTGCCGTGCTTTTGCAGCTCTCCCTTAACCTGATCGTAGGAGTGGAGAGTGTCGATGAATAGCAACTCCGTCTGCTCGATTATCGGAATGTCCAGCGTCGATCCCTGCGTAAATGTCCAGTCTGTATCGAGCTGCTCGTGGATCGCAAAAACATTGAAAAAGTCGTGCAGGTCGTGGCTTCGCAGAGTGGCGTTTGGGTTGTCGCTCAGTCCGTGCAGGAATGAATATGTTGACATGCCGGTGCGGACTCCGAACTCGGTGATGTGGTCGCACTCTGCGGCCAACTGCGCGAGGCGGAGCATGTGCTCGTTGATGTCTCCTACGATCCCCCGGCTCCGGTGAAAGATATTAGAGATCGGCCACATCTTGGAAAAAACTCGCGCTCCAAAGTCGTAAGCAAGCCGAGAGTTTTGAATCTTCACGATGTCGTCTTCTTCGCGGCTGCCGTTGCTCGGGTGGTCGTGCTGCCATTGCAATCCTTTCACGGACAGGATTGGAGCCTTTAGCATCGCACGATTTGTGAAGTCGTTGTCGCAAAAAACTCCGTGGTATTTCGGACAAAAAACATATTCAAGATGCTCGTAGAGCGCGCGAGATAGCACCGGATGGCACATCAGTCCGTCCTGCCTTACCGAGTCCGGAACATAGCAAGACCATTTTTGCTTCGGGTCTGGCAATTTGCGGAGTCTGGTGTCCCAGCCCTGCGGCGGAGTGAGATCATCGGCAATCACCACCAAAATGTCCCCCGTGGAAAACTGCGCGCAAACATTCCAGTTCGCCACGCTTGACGAGGCCCACGCTGGCGGGGGCGGAGTGGGCCACCAGTAAGCCTCCGCTGTGGTGAACGCCTTGATGCTTTCCATGTCGTCGCTCTGGATTCCAAAGATATGCTCGACCTGAGCAGCATCGTCCGCTCTGTCGATCCATATTTTGCGTGTTGCGAGTGCGCGTTCTGGCGTGCCACGGGTGGCGTGAAGTAGTGAAATCATTTTGTTGGTGTGTTGTTTATTTCGTTGTTTATTTCATTGAAGAGTTTTTCCGCACGCTCTCTCTCCACAGGCTCCGCCACCCTGCGATATGTAGCGTCGAGCGAACGATTCTCAAGAGCCGGGTGATGATGAACGAGAGCAATGTCACGAGCGTTAATGATCGCACCAGCCTTCGCGGCACGAACGGTGAAGTCCGCATCGCTGAATTGATTTTTGAATCTGGGGTCGAAGAGTCCGTGTTGCTCATAATATTTGCGAGTGATGATTGCCATCGTGATTAGTTCGTCGGTTCGATACCCATCGCTTGTGCGTAAAACATACGCTGCACCTGTGTCCAAGCGGCTGTCTACCATATCGTCCCATCCGGGCGGAGGCTCGATGTCGTCTGAACATTGTATCAAAATTTCTCCTGTGCTGTTTTCTGCGGCGAGGTTCCACGCGCCGACTGAATATCCGCCTTCCGTCTGCACGACTCCGCCGAATCGGTTGAGAGTTGCAGCTGTTTCGTCGTCATGATCGACGGCAAAGATGTGCTCGACTCGCTCCGGGTTGTTTGCCCGTTGCAGCCACATTGTCATGTTCTGGATTGCTGCGATCGGTCTGCCACGAGTGGCGTGGAGCAGGGAGATTCGTGTGCCTTGTGCTTCGCTCAGGATCGCTTGATCGACCGCAAACGCACCTTGTGCATCGCCAAGCTCACGCAAGCACCATGCGCGCAGCCTACGGGCCTTCCAGCCATACCATTCTTTTTTGTGCGTCCACTGTGGGAAGGACGGCACCGGTATTTTCTCCATCGCTTCGATGACTTCGAGTGCCGCTTCCGACTCTCCGCAATCGAGCAAGATCGACGCTTCGATGGCGTAGGCTTCGCGCCTGTTGAGATCGAGTGCCTTTGCGCGGCGAGCAAACTTGAGTGCCGAATCGGTGTGACTCATGTTGCTCAAATTCAAGAGCACTTCATAGCGGTGGACTGCGTCAAGATCACGCAGCGCCAGCGACTCCGCGCCGTAGCGCAAAGCGTTCTCGGTGTCTCCAACAATCATCCGCTCGTAGTGCAGATAAAACTTAAAATGCGACGACATCCGGTCGTGATGCGCGAGGATGCGTAGGTTGCGGTCATTGCTGGGCCTGCGTCCGAGAGCAGGCCGGTGCTCGATCTCAAGGTCTCGCCGGAGAAGAATTTTGCGTGGTAGCGGTTCGCCATTTTCGCCGCTTGGTGGGTGTGCGTTTTCGTGGACAGGTCTCCACCACCAGGCTGAATCCTTGCGAAAGAATCTCTCCCGTGGTGCGCGCTTGCCTTGCTCGGTTATGACGTAGTCGGTCAGCACCCAATGCACTTCAGGACTGACTTCGCGGAGCATCTTTAAGTGCGGCTCGACCATGTTTTCGGCAAGCACATCGTCGCAGTCGGCCCACATGACCCAGTCGCCGTCCTGGATTATCGAATACGCGATTTCGAAGGCGTCATTTCTTGCTGCTGCAAAGTCATCCACATGCGGCCACGAAGCGCACAGCGGCGAGTTAAAATACTCGTTGACCCTGCACCCAAGCTCTTCGGCGATGTCCAGGGTGTTGTCTGGCTTTAAGCTGCCGGTGGCTCGCACAACGACGATCTCGTTGCAGATTTTTTGTAGCGATAAAACGCATCGCTCGATTCTCTCCTCTTCGTTGCCGCAAATAAGAGCGGCTACCAAACGCGGTTGTGTGCTCATCTTCCCCATCGTTACCACCCGTCAAGATTATTTGCGAAAACAAAAAAGCCGGGGATTGCTCCCCGGCTCTCTCGTATGAAAAACCAACAAACCGACACCGAAACTTAGAGTCCGGTCGTGATGCGGATGACACTTGATCCGTCGATGACCTTCTCAGAAACATGCTGGCGAACGCGCAGGACGTTAGAGCGACGAGCTTCGTCACGGTAGGTCTCTGCCACGAATGGCACCGGTGAATCTGCACCCCAGAGGATCGAGCGTCCGAATCCGCCGGCGGCGAACTCTCCACCGACCACATGAGCGAGGGCGATGTATGTGTCCGCCCAGATAAACGATCCCGAGTAGGACTTTCCTTTAGCGGCAGAATTTTTCGGAGCACGACCGACGAGGACTTGATCCACGCCGACTGCTTGAGCAACTTCCTGCTCGGAGAGCAAGCGTGTGCTGTTGGTGGCCACAACGCCGAACATTTGATTTTGAACCTTGGTGGAGCGGCGAACGCGCTCGAACAGAGTAGCAGAAAGAACGAGCGTGTTTGGAAGCACGCCAACCTTGGCGAGTTCCAGCTTGGCTGCGGCTACGTCGGCAGGGAGATCGAAGCTTGTGATGTTGGCTTCGGTGTAGGCGGCAGTGGCTCCAGCACCGGAGATCGCAGTTAGACCGTTAGCAGCAAAGGCGGCAGCAGCAACGCGAGTCTCGTGGCCGATTTGGATTTGGCTCAAGAGCATGTCTGCGATGGCGACTTCGACATCGAGGAAACGAGCGAGATCACGCTGGGTTTGGTCGGGAAGAATCTCTTCGAGACCGAACTCCGTGGTGGTGAATGTGTCACTGACGAACTTGCGGGACACCCGGGGATATGCGGAGCCAGGAGCGATCTTGGTCGCATCGTCGTTCAGAGCTTCGCTCTGACCGAGATTGATTTTGAGATACTCGCCAGAGCGAACATCAGCAACGTATATCGGCATGACTTGCGCGCCGATGAAGAGGTTGGCTTTGTTGCTGCGACCTTCGTAAACAGCCTGGGCGATGTCGCCGCGAATTGTGGTAGAGGATAACATATTGGTAGGATTTTAGGGTTACTTTTGGACGATGTATTCGACGACTTCGCCGGTAGCTCCGTTTTCAACGGCGATGCCGAGAGTCAGGCCAGAGGTAAGAAGTGTGCCGACGATTACTCCGCCGGTTGTGGCGAACACATTTGCGCCTGCGGTGACTGGGCCGGGCGAGACGATGCCGAATTGAGTTGGTGCGAACAGCTTGACTGCGCCTACGCCGGAAGCGTCAACATCGTCCTGCACAACGCCGATGGCGAGTGAGGCTGTGACGAGCGCAGCGGCTGCATTGTCGCCGGTGACGGCTACGAGTGTGTTCGCAGAAATCGCCGAGGCGAATGTGAAACTGCGGAATGTATTGTCGATTTGAGTTGCCATATTAGTGGGTGATTAAAAGTTGAGTTGATTGGAGTCGCGAAGAGCGATGTATTCGGCTGCGTGATTGGTCATCGCGAATTTGATGGCGGCGGTGCGGCTGCCGAGTTCGCGGGTTTTGTTGTCGATGATTGATTTGATCGAGAGCTTTTCGGCTTCGTTTGCGACCGTGCTGGCCTTGAGCGGAGCGGATCCAAAATTGGAGATGATCAGGTCGAGCTTTGCGGAGAGCTTGGACATTTCAGAATCCTTCTCTTCGACCATAGGAGCGTCTTCCATCTTTTCTTCGTCCTTGGGCATCTCTTCCATTTTGCTCTTGTAGTCGCCGAAAGCGGTTTCAAGTGCTGAGAGGCGTTCTACGATGTCAGCGATGGACACAGTGTCCTCGGCTCCGTCTTCCATTTTGTTTTTGTCGTCGATCATTTCTTTGGCGGAGGTGTCAACCGACTTGGCCGTAAAACTGAAAAGTCCGGTGGGATTTGCTGCCGGTGTTTGAACGAGATCGGCGCTGTAAAGTTCGGTGCAGGATGCGAAGGATCGGCCATCCCGCTCGCGCACCGGGCCGCTGAATGCGATAGAGATTCCGAATGTGTCGGGCATGCGTGTGGCGATCTCGAGCACGTATGCGCGCTTCTCTGCGGTCTCAAGCAGGTTTAGATCGGCAACGAGTTTTTCCCCTACGATGCGAAAGTTGTCACAGAATCCAACGATGTCTCGGATCCCTGCGCCGTGGTCGAGATTGACCTTTACGCCACCGGCGTAAGACTCCGCACACGATTTCACTTCCTGCAAGGTTATGTCGTCCACGAAAAGCCCGTGGCCCTTTGCTTCTCCGACTGAGATGATTGATACGCCTTCGATGATGTCCATGCCTTGGTAGGCATGTCAACGGGCGGTCAGGCTTCGCGTGCGGCTCTGTTGCGGCGGAATTGCCTGAGTGCCTCTGTCGCGAGTGCGACAATTTTTCTTTGATCCTGCTCGATGCAGCCGACAAGTCGGAAAGATGTCGAGACCTGTGGCTTGAGGCGGGACGCGGAAAGATTACTGGTGCATCCTACCAAGTCGGTGGTCGCACCGAGATGGTAGGTCGGTTTTGTCGCGGTTGCTTTTAGCCTGGTGCTGCCGGTCTCAACCCGTGCCGAGATCGCAATCTCGACTGATGCAGTTGTGAAGTTTCCGACTACTCCGTTTGTTTTTACAACGACTGCCGGGCGGTCGTATCTGCGAAAGTGCGTGTATGTGCCGCCCACTTCCGGCACGACAACAGGCGGCGGTGTGGGCGGTATCTCTCCTGTCTGCAAGAGTCCCTGCGAGCTGATAGACAGCGGCGTAGGACTCGGCAACAAGCCCTGCGTTGCGATGAGCAGGGAGGTCAAGATCATTTTAAGTGCGGGTTACGGTGGTCGTTGTCGTGCCGTCTCCGGTGATGCTTTGGCTGATCGCCCCTGCCGCTCGGCTGGACGGCGTGACCGTGAGTGCGCTGCCGCTTTTCAGCCCGTGGATCGCGTGGATCTCTTGCAATTCAGGCACAGCAAATGCGGTCAGCACGCTTGCATCGAAAGCGGATGCAGTGATAACGGCAGTTTGAAATTGATGAACATTGGCTGCTGCGTGATTTTGCGCATTAATTTGCAATTCGTTGTTTGCGTTGGTCGCACGCACGACCCTTCCTCCGTATGTTCCGGATGCCGTGTGATCGCTCGTGGCTTCGTCCCACACGGCATCTGCGATGCCTGCGGTGGTGGCGGTAGAGAGATCGTTCACCAGAATCTCGGCGCTGCCATTCCATGCCACGATTCCGCTCGATAGCGGCGTGATGCCGGTGTCGTAGAAAACGACTTGGTATGTGCCAGCTGTAATCGCTGGCATGTTGCCAGAATAAAATCTTGAAGTGCTAACTTCGGAGCAAGTTATCGGCGAGCCGACCGTGATTCCGGTTTTGAAAAGCTGCGCGGTGATGCTCAGTCCACTGGTTGCCTGTGCTGTGTTTAGTTCGTTAGCCATGTCGTTGCCTCCTGCATTGTTTGCTCAAAAGTGTGTGGCGCATTCGGCCAATCGCTGCGCTCCGTGGAATACCCTGCACGGATCGTGTTGATCCATGCGCGCACGGCTTGCATTTTGGGCGGGATTGCGCCTGCCTGCATGAACTGCACTTCCAGATCAAGAAGGCCAAGCAAGCGCATTGCTCCGTAGCCTTCATGCTCCAGCCATGATTCGGCTGTAAAGGTGGGCGGGACTTCGGCCACAGGCTCTGGCTCGTAAACTTCCCAGCCTTTGCGAACGAGGTTGTTAATGATTACTTGGTCGGATTCGGTGCGGGTTTGGTCGAGGTAGCGGAGGTGAGTTTTCATAATTAGTTGCAGGCGATTTTAAAGGAAAATGCTAAACTTTTTTCGATTCTTTTTCTTAATGAATTGCTTGGGCTTGTAGGTAAAACAACCAAGCATCCAATATCCCCGTTTAAATAATTATAACTAGGGCTTGCAAACCCAATGCGATAGGTGCTTCCTGTTGTCCAAGTAACGGCAGACGCTGTGTTTCTATCCCAAACAACAATTTGCGGATTTGCATTTGTATTTGCAGCGGATGATCCATTTAAAAATGCCCGCTGACCAAATGTATATTGACCGGTTGAATTAAACGACTCGCTCCCCCACAAAATTAATTTGTAATTTCCGCCATGCCACCCAGCGACTCTTTCAGCTTGGCTTCCTGCAAAATTACCTATAAGTGCATGATTTACATCACTATTCAAATCCACAACGCAAAAAACACAGTTAGCTGTATCTGTTTCATTGGGCCGCATTAAATTTGTGGAGCCGTTAAAACGCACGGTTGGGTTTCCGTTTATTATATTGGTTTTATATGTTGGCCTTTCTGAACCTGATGCAGTTGCATTTGCTGTTCCTCGTGACGACCAATTTGATAGCAAGTCGCCATCGCTTTGAGATGCGATAAATCGACTGTCAAGAGTCAGTGTGGATTCTGCTGAATTAGGATTAAAATGTCGCTGCCGCGCTCTCATTTTAATTAAAGACGATTTCGACGCCGAGGAGGCGGGCATCGACGGCGAGGGTGTCGTTGCCGACTTGGCGGGAGATCTGGAATTGCACCGGCTCTCCGAGCGCGGGCCCGCCAGTGATTGTGACGGCGGGAGTGAGGCCAGTAATGTGAACATCGTTGGCGGCGAGAAGTGTATCATTAGTTGCCTGCAATGTGCCGAGCGCCTGATCGATTGCCTCGTCATTGGCATAGGAGCGACCAGCGATAGCCCACTCTACCGTGCCGCTGCCTGTGGTTGCCGTCCAAAAGAATCGAGCTTGAACTGTGCCGAGATTGTAATTGTTCGGCATCACCGTCATAAATTGTGCAAACTCGGTGATGGCTGTATCAAACTCAAGCGCATCGTAGTTGATTTTATTTGTTGCCATTTCCACAGAGTTCACTCCGCAGCCTGTTGTGGTTGTGGGGATGAATGCGCTGGCAGGAATCCACATGTTTGTCGATCCCGCTGTGACTGCCGCTGCCGGTGGTGCTGGAATGTTTGCGCCAATCATGCGAATAAAATCAGTGCAGAATTTTCATTAGGTTGTGGAAAGCGAATCTCGAAAGCCCCGTCGAAAACAGGTCTGTCGTTGCCGAAGTTCAAAGTGCAGAGCACCGAGTTATTCTTACTTGCGTTGTAAACAATCGCGCCGTGCGCCGTAAATGTCGCTCGGTCGATCTTGGCATCGTTAAAAGTGATCGCGGCGTTCTTGCCGACCATCTCGGCCTTGAATCCGGTGAGCGTGATCCCTCCGCGAGTGTAGCCTTGGCCACTCACTTCTCCTTCATCGGTGTAGTGCGCGGTCGCCGGGCCGATGTTCGCGCGCTTTGTGTAGAGCGCGATCTTGTAGGTGTCGGTTGGTTGGTGCATGCCAATCAGGAACTGGCGCTTTGCTTCGAGTGCGATGCCTTGTGCGATCATATATTTTTCCCTCTGAATTGAGTGTTGCAGACTGCGAGCCGTTGATCGAAGTCGGGATATTCAGATTCCATCGTGGCATGAACCATGCAACGGTCGATGAAGTCTTCCTCCTGCTCGCGTGGCCCCGGCTCTGGCATGACCATCGCAATCTCAGACTGCAAGGCTTGAAAACGCCCGTGAACATCGTTCACCACTACGGCAAATTCTTTGACTTCGGGACGGGTCGCCAACCTAATGCCTTTCATCTTATCCGCTGCCCAGACCTGTCCAGCGTCTCCGCCCCACAACGCCCACGCGATGCGGCCGGCGGAGGGAAAACCGTCTTCGCCTTGTTGAAAACCCTCACCCTTTTTATCAACTTCGTGCCGTGAAAAAAACGAGTGCATTCGCTTGACGGTATCTTCGCTTAAGTTCTTTCCGTTCGAGATGTCGCGAGCGCGAGCTACACCGATCGATGTTCCTCCGCGCTTGAATTTCTCGCGCCACTCCAGACCTTTCTCTGCCTCTGCGATCATGCCAGCTGTAGGTTTGAAGCCGTCCTCAAATGCTGCCTTTGCTTGTGTTGGTGCGGGTGCGACCTGTTCCTTACTGGGTTGTGCGTCGATGATCTCTTGTGCTGCCACTTCGTCCATTCCGAACACCGTCTTGAGGATGATAGCAACCTGCTCTGGCGAGAGTTCGCCGCGTCCCATGCTTGCGAGGATCGCTGCCAGTGCATCCGTGCCGCCGATGCCGATGGACTCAATAAGCGGAGCCTCGATCTTCTTGCCTTCTTCCACAACACTGTCTCGGAGCAATCCTGATGCGGAGTCGGAGATTCTGCCCGGCTCAATCTGTAGCTCGATGCCGAGGTCGCGAATCATCGCGGCTTCCTTAGCCCTCGATCTCAATGCCTCTTCGTAGTCTTCGCCGCCCTCAGAGTAGATTTGCGCGGCGGTCTTCAAGCCTGCCTTCCAGAGATCGATGTCGGCGCGAGCTTCGCGCCCGTAGTCGATGCTTGCTTTGCGCGGCCAGCCCCAGCGACCGTCCAGTAAATACTCGTTATCAGGGATCAGCCCCCGACTTGCCGCGTCGAGCAGCACGATGTTCTTGATGCGGTCGAGGAATTGAGTCTCAAGCAACCTGCGCCAGCGTGCAAATGTGCGGTCTGCCATCTCAGCTTCCATCCGCGCCATCGGGCCGGACTTGTCTGCATCGAACGAGAACCCGTAAGGCAACCCGACCGACATGCAGATGTGCGACTGCACGAGACGCACGAACTCCCCGAACGCTCCGGTCGGGCGCGAGTTCTCAAACATCTCCATTTTCTCTCCTGGGGAGAGATAGTTCATCGTGCCGGGGTCAACGCTCTCGAGCTTCGCCCGTTGCCCGTAGTCGTTCGGCTGCGAGCTTGCGAAGTAGTCGCTGGCCTCGGCTGCACCGGTCTCCGACATGATGATGCCGGTCTGATAGCTGGCAAACTTGATCGCTTGAATCTCGGCTTTCAGCGCTTCCTGTAGGTCGCGAGCGGCGTTGAGTGCCGTGGCAAATGCAGAGCGTCCACGGTATTCGTCGAGTCGTGTAGGATCAAAGAGGTGGATAAACTCCGCTGCGGGAATCCGCGTCGGGTCAATGTATTGGTTCGAGATCGTCCGAACATAGAGTTCGTATTGGTCGGGCCGTCCGTAGTCATCGAGCACGATCCCGCCGATGTAATTGTCCGAGTCGATCAGCCGGTTGTAAGGCGAGCCGATGCGGTCACTCTCAACGCTCTGGAGTCTCAACTCACCCTGATCGCGCACGATGACAAAGCCACAGTCGCCATCGCGCAAGACCGCCATGACGGCAAGCTGCAAGAGCGTCACAAAATCGTGCCTGCGCAGGAAGTCGCACTTCGAGCACCAGTTGCGCCAGTATCGCTCGATCTTCATGTCGAGATCGCGGTCGCCGGTGCGTGCTTGGTAGTTAAGCCGCCCGGCGACATACGTTGCAAACTTCAGAAGAAGCGAACGGATGGGAGGAAAGTTGTCTGCGAGATCGCGAGCCGCACGGATCAGCTTGTATCGCTCTGTCGTGCCTGCGGTATCCTCGGCACCGGACACATTGCGGCTGATCCCGCGCTTCGTGCTGTCGAGCGCAGAATCGAATCGCCCGAAATTTCGGAGCTTGGCCTGCGAGATCATTCGCGACATCGCGGCCTGCGGTGAAATAAATGCAATCGCTTGCGTGATGATGTCTTGTTTCATTTAGGGTAGCTGCGTAGGGAATGCTGTGACCGTGCGACGAACACGACTTCCGTTCGCGGAAGAGATCGCGGCGGTGAGTTCTTTCACGACCTGCGAAACCTCGTTGAGATTTGCGCGAGTGAACGACCGCCCGGCTATGCTGTAGCTGGCTCCTGCCACGGCAATTGCTTCCAAACACTCGATGTATTTTGTCTGCAAACTTTGCAGGGTCGCAAGTGGTAAACCGAAAAAAGCTTTGTTGAGTCCCATTATTAGTTGGTTGCGTCAACTCAAGATCGGTATGCCCCAGCGTTCCTGCGCCCTGAGTGCGCAGTCGTGCAGTGCATCCAGCTTTTCGGAAAATTCA